AGAATTATATTGTGGGATATTGGGTATCCAGAAGTAGATTACGAAGAAGTTAATAAAATGTTTTACGACAAAGAATTAGTACTAGTAACGGACAAGTTGTTAGGAGACTTATCTTTTAAAAAAATAGATTATGATTGGTTTTGGAATCACTTTAAGTACTATGCAACAACTGATGTTCCTAATCCAAAAAGTTTTTGGAACTACAAAGACTACCATATGCCTATGTTGTTACAAGAAAAACGTATACATAGCGTTATTAGATATGACGGCGATACTGCACTAGCATTGTTTAATGTCCTAGAACAAGATTACGGTGCTAAAGTAACAGACGACTTTATACACACTATGATAAGTGTTATAACAGAAGATCAACTAAATTTTAAAACATATTATGCGATTAGTCGAGGCAACTTACCTATGTTATTAAGTGTACCTTATCAAGTTGAAAGGTTAGGAGCCAAAGGTTTTTGGTTAAGTGATTTGTTTGATTACAGTTATGACAAAGAGTACGACAAAAGAAAACGTACTGATATGTTTGCAGAATCTATTAGAAGAGTAATGGCAGGTAATACTTCTAGCCATCTTGAACAATACTACGTAGACAACTTATCTAAGTTACGTGATAATCAGAAACTATTCTTTGATGCCGACTATGATAAAAGTATCGAAGTGTTATTTAAAACCTAAGCCCTAGTCCTATGCTAAGGTTGTTTACTGACGCCGCACCATTAACTACAAATCTAGCAGTTAGATACCAGGCTCTGTGTTCCTCATTAGTAAGATAGTCTGTAATATAATAATGAGAGATGTAGTTTACTAGAAAGAATATGTCTACAGTATCTGTATCTGGTCTTTTACCTAATAATGGATTCTTTTCTGTATAACCTTCATCATAACGACTAGCCATATCCCTTGTGGTTAAATGATCTACAGCGATTAATGCCGTAGTAGTCCAGAACATTTCCTTATCCCACTTGTCCCAGTCTTTATACTCTGCCTGAGCCAGTAAAGGAAAGCATAATAGTGCTAGTAAAAGTTTTTTCATCGTATTACTTATTTGTAATATTACTGTAACACAGATAACATTAAATAAAAGTGGTTAGAGGAGATCAATTACAATGGATGCACTAACGCTGTGGACTCTAGTAGGCTTTTTATTAGCCGCTTATTCTGTAATAGCAAACGACTCAGTTCAAACACTGGGTACCTGGATTGCTAGTAATAACGAAAGATTTAATTGGAAAACCATGTGGGCCGCCGCTAGTGCGGTTTTATTATGGGCATTGTGGTATGGTTGGTATACTAACGGTGGTGACATCAGTTATGGCAGACTAAACAAAATACCCTGGCAAGAAATACAATGGTATCATGCTATGGCACCAGGTGTGCTGTTGTTGATGACACGTATTGGTGTGCCAGTATCAACCAGTTTCCTAGTATTAAGTGCGTTTGCAAGTACATTTGTGTTGGAAAAGATGCTGATGAAAAGCATCATGGGATATGCTGTAGCCGCAGTAGCCGCTTATGCAATATGGATTGTTGTTACTAAGTTGCTAGACGAAACCAAACCAGTACCGGACAATCAAAAAGCATGTTGGCGTGTAGCACAATGGATAGCAACAGGCTTTTTATGGTGGACATGGTTAAGTCATGACATGGCAAACATTGCTGTGTTCCTGCCAAGACAAGTTCCAGTAGACTTGATGATATTAATTAGTGTTGTGTTTATTGTGGGACTAGGTTGGATGTTTAAGGAACGTGGTGGTCGGATACAAACCATTGTGTTAGAAAAACATAATACTAGATATGTAAGGTCGGCTACACTAATCGACCTTTTTTATTGGCTAGTACTTTGGTTCTTTAAGGAACTAAATGACATACCAATGTCAACTACTTGGGTCTTTGTTGGTTTGCTATGCGGACGTGAACTTGCAAGAGCAACGGTGATAGGCAATGGTACGTTTAAGGGAGTGTTCCCATTGGTTGCAAAAGACTTTGTAAAGATGATGGTAGGCTTAGGTGCTAGTGTTGGTATTGTACTAGCAATACACCAAATAATAATTCCTAACGGACTTTAGTCTTCTTTAGGTTCTTCAGGAGTGCTACGGTCTGTTTGCTCGTAGTACTCCTTGTACTTTGCAATGATAAGTCGTTGCTCTCTAATCATCGCTAATAGTTGTTGCATGGTAACTGCAAGTGTCTTATAGCCAGTGTCATCTAGAGCATAGAACGCAATAAAATCGTCAGGATTCTTTTTACGTTCGTTAATTAACTCGTCTATGTTTGCTTCTGTAACAATAACCCAGTCTGCATTCTTTAAACGTAGCGGAGCAGGTTGCTCTAAGTTAAGAGGTGTACGCTCTACCAGTTTTGTCTTAATAACGATCTCTGGCTCACGCTTACTAAACATCGAACATCCTGTAAGGAACACTAAGGATAAAATTACTAGATATCTCATGGCTTCTCCTTAGGTACGTAGTTAGGGTTTGCTAAGTCTGGACATTCATTATTTGCATCGCTCTTTTTAGTAGCCGCTATCTCATCTGGTGTGAGTGGGCTACCACTTGCGATCTCTAAACAGCGCATTACATTCTTGCTGGCGTTGTTAATAATCTTGGTGACCATTTTAGTTTTACGAACTGCGGCTTTGTTTATGTCACGTTGCTTGCCAGTTGCTTCGTTTACTTTGTTAAGACGGTCGTTTAAATCAGCAATACTTTTGTCGCTGGCTTTTTTACTTGCCTCAAGCTCTTTGCTAATTTCTTTTTGCAGAGCGATATCCTTCTCTTTTACTGCTAACAGTTGTTTTTGCTCTTCTACTGTTTGCTCGAGAAGTTTCTGATTTATTCTGGAGGTTTCTAAGTCTGAACGTAAGTTCTTAACGTATAACGCTCCACCGCCAACTGCGGCAACGATTGCTATGATTATTCCTACTTTAATTGATGTAAACATAAAAGTATTTAGTTTTAGCTAGGATATGGGCTTCCTAGTAAATCTGCATATCTCTGCGCTTCATCTGACAGTTTGTTTAATTCGTACTTACCACAGAACTTAAGGAATTTTGCGCCCACCATACTTACAGACTTCACTTCGCTTGCTTCTGCAATAGTTTCTGCTATCTTTTGTTTAATGTCATCTGGTTGTGCAGTCAAGTCAATAAGGGTTACGTTACGACTGTAGTCGTCCAACACCCTGTGTTCTTCACCGTTGTGGTCTGTCCAACGTTGTAACATCATGTTATTCCAGTTGAAGCCTTTCTTGTCTTTGTCCTCAAATGCTTCTAACAAACCAATCTTATTCTTTGTGCCTTTTTTACGCACACCAGGATAGGCACTAAACACATTGTCACTAGTGTCGCCACGCATACACTTCTCGAACAACATCCACGTAGGGTTGACTTCTTTAGGTTCTTTAGTTTTCTTATCTATAACTAAATCACCTTTTTTATCATAAACACCTTCAGTAGTCCAAAGCTGATCTGTAATACCGTTGTACTGATTTACATTCTCTGCTAACAGTTGCTGGAAGTCTGTGTCACTGGAAACAATAGTATGATGGTCATCGGGGTGTGCTTGTACCCATCCAGCAATTAAGTCATCTGCTTCTAGTTCCGGATGTCGCATAACAGTACAGTTAGACTTTTCTGTGAGGAATGTTTTGATGTCATCAAACGTATCCCAGAACAGTTGATCTTCTTCTGCCTCTGCTTCAGTTAGTGCATCACGTGCCGCTTTTCTATTTTTCTTGTAGGGTTCGTAAAAGTCTTTACGCCAACTTCTACCTTCTAGACAAATTACTACATGTCCAGCGGCTTGGTCTCTCCAGGCTTTGGCAATACTAGCTAATGTAAGGTGTACTGCAAATCCTAGTTTGGTCCATTGATCTGACCCACGATGTGCAATATGACGGGCTCTAAAGAATGTATTTGCTAAGTCGACTATTAAGTATCTCATAGTCTATATTATAGGCTCACTCAGTACTTTTGTCAAGTGTGGTAATAAATGATGTGCCCATGCTTGGTGCCCATCTGACATGTAGTGTCCGTTATCTCGGTCCTGGCGTGTTTTATAACCTTTTGATTTCAATACGTTATAATACGTTTGATCTTCGTTGTAAGGAGACACATAAGTGTTGCCCCAGTCTTTTTGGTCATTTATAAGATTTAAACTCATATAACTGTTAAAGAATAAGTGCTTTATATTGTGCTCATTAAGTTCTTGATGCAAGTCCCATACTTTAGTGTGCCAGTTGTCTTGATGTGTTTGCCATTGTGTAGCGTTTTCTACTACCCATTTTTTGTACTTTTCACGTAAGGCATCTGGAACTTCGTCAACTCCACTGCTATTAACTTGATAGTACTCGCCTTCGTGTAGCCATTCTTCACGTTCCCAGGTAGTCCAACCTATCAACACAAATACATCTTCATTGACTTGCTTCTTATAATGTCCGTTGAGAAATTCTTGAGTAGTTCTTACGATTCTGTCGTTACTAGCGGCACTTTCTGCATCACAGTATAAACGTGCTTGCAGTAGTTTGGCTAATATAGCACTAAAACTAACTGCTAAATTTTCTGGATGTGGTTTGCGTTTTAGGTAAAAGTATTTAGAATCATCTTCTGCAAAGCAATGATTGTTTACTGCTTCGCCAGCGGCAACATGACTACAACCGTTTGTGTATAATATCATTTTTTAATTATTGTAAAAATATTTGCGTATT